GTAGTATTCATCCATCCATTCGATGATGCGCTCAATTAAGGGTGCAAATGGTCCATCCGGCAAAGGCTCACTGATTGATACTACCTGCACATTGTTTTTCCGGAGGAGCGATTTGTAAACAATACTTTCTTCTTGGTTTCTGGCAAATCGAGAGAACTTCCATGCAAGGATGTAGTCCGGATGATCCTTTTCTTTTGCGAGGGCAATCATATTCTGAAAGGCGGTTCGGTTTTCTGCTTTCTTTCCGGAAATGCCGTTATCCTGAAACCATTGTGTAATCAGAATATTGTGCTGCTTCGCCCATTTTTGGAGTTCGTGTTTTTGTGCTTCCGGGGAAATTTCCTCTTGCATGTGAGTAGAAACTCGTATGTATCCGAACGCTGTTTTCAAAGATTCATTTTGGTTCATAGAATCACCCTTTCTTAAAAAAGGGTATAAAAATACCCTGGTATTTGCAATTTACTACCAGAGCTGATATAATATGATTGTTTTTGCGGTATATCAGTTCTGGTATATCCATTTCCCTCCTGTTGGCGCAGGGGGGATTTTTTATATTTTTACAAAAAAAGCCCCACAAATGTGAGGTTTTTAATGAATACTGCTCGTAAAGAGCTTTGTCTCTTATAGTGCCGGTAAACGGCATTGTTTGTGCTCATTGTATCCTCGGTATATGTAAATGTCAAGTATTTTATACAATTGTTTAATCAAAACAAATGAAATAGGTGGGGTGACAATCCCACATCTCTTTAAGACCCAAAGGGCGTGACGGCTGCCTGTTCCGTCCTCAGATTTCATCTGTAATAGCTTATGTTTCAGTAAATAATTATAAAAGAGGAACCAGCGAACTGATTCCTCTTAAAATACGTCCTTGGACCCGTAGGTTACCAAGGAACTATCAACTATACTAATTAGTATATGCATAGTAACAGACATAGTAGTGTCTGTCAAGAGAAATACCTAAATCAACGCCTCTTCTTTACAGTGTTTATCAAGGATAACATCATCCGGAATTTCGCAATATCTATCCTTGTTATCAACAGAATTCCACGGACCATCCGGGGCATGTGTAATCCTAACCAAATCAGACACAGATAATTTACAGCACTTTTTTAGGGTGGCGTCTATAGAGCAAATCTTGGAAACGCCATCTTCTGCAAATAAAATGCGGCTACGTGCTGGCATTACTGCATATTCTTTCGCTAAATGATGATCTTTGGAAAACGTCTCATCAATATTCTTGGTTCCTTTATATTCATCATAAACGGATTTGACGACTGGTCCGTATTTGAAGGCGTAAATAGTATCTTCAAATAACTTATGTTTGGTGGCACACAAATACTCTGCGTAACACATATATACTAATTTTTCTAATTCTAAATGTGTACAAACTCGATTAGCTAAAATATATTTAGCAATGTCCAATCCATTTAACACTCTATCAGCGGAGATTAGGTTTACAAATCCAAATAAAGAGTCAACAACCTGAACATTTTCAAAAAAACAATCCGTTTTAATAACAGATTCCCATGAATCCGAGTTTGTTTCAACAAAGTGTGTCGAAATAGCTACAGATTCTCCACAATAATTTTTGATTATTTGCACCTCGTTGCTAAGCATCTCTGGCGACATAGACTCATCAACAACATAATGCATTGCGATACGTCTGCCTTTAGAATAAGAACTACTCATAATTATAAAATGCTTGACCATCATCATCACCTCCTTTAATTTTTCTTTCCCATTCAGTATATTCTTGCTTGTATAATCTGTGCGAATTTTTGTTACCTTTTTCGTTTTTTGCTGTCCATACTTGCAATTCCCACGGAAAATGAAAGTTACCACTTTCAAAATAGATGTGAGTTGCTACATAGGACAGTTTTGAAGAATCAATACATTTATAACTGGGAAAATTTTGTTGCATATAGTTTTTCACATTTTGATGTGAAAATTCTTCATTAATAACAATCCTGACACCAAGCAAATCGTTTAGGCATTTTTTTATTGGAATCTTGCCGTTTTCGTGATTGGTGCAATAATTATTCAACTTATATTCAATTGAATTTTGTGCCTTAACTCTGCTTGTAACAGAAGAGTTAACATAATTAATTTTGTCCAAATCAAATACAATATATGCTAATTGATCATTAATTAAGGAGCGGTATTCAAAAACCCTATTTAATATATCGGCATTATTTATCGTATCGCAAACCAATTCTTTCTTTAAACTAAATGCGTTTTGATTTGTTGAATCCCACATACTGCATATACGCTCATAATTATTTTGAATAACCTGTATAAGTTTACCTAAATCTTCTAACATATATTCTCCTTATATGTTCCAATATTGTCTCATTATCAATCAATATTGTCAATAACAAATATAACCAAATTTACCTCAGTACTTCTGTCTATTTTCAATTACCTTACCGATTACTTTGACTGGCTTTTCCAATATTTCATCATTCGTAAAATATAACGGCTCGTAAGCTGGATTAGTTGGCATAAGTCGAATTCCATCTTCGTATTTTAATAATCGTTTGATAGTTGCATTATCACCGTTGACCATAACAATAGCAATTTCCCCACTTTCTACATCGTCTTGTTTCCTGACAATTACAATATCACCTTCGCAAATACGTGGTTCCATTGATGAGCCTTTTACTTGTAGAGCAAAGTATTCACCTTTGGCAGCAGTGGCGGCATCTATTTCTTCGTAATCTATAATATCCTGTATTGCTTCAATTGGAATACCGGCAGGGACGGAACCGAGAACGGGAATGGTTGTTGGTTTTATTTTCGATTCTGATTTGTCCTCTATCAAATCGGAACGGCGTATTCCAAAATATTTAGCTAGAGCGTCTACCTTATCCATTCGGGGGAGTCTTGTTCCGTTGCACCAAGTAGAAACAGCTGACTTATTAAAACCAAGGTCATTGATGAGGTCTACTTGTGTCTTGTTATTTAAACTCATGTATTTTCTGAGATTTTTGGAAAAGATTCTTTTGTATTCATCTTCTGCCATATTATCACCTCCAATGTTATCTTGTTAATAGAACATCACCTCATATGAGCGTAAACCTCAATCATATCAGCGGAAGCACAATTATCAAAATCGTGTTCTTCAATATGCTGTAGTGCATGAGCATAGGCTTCTAGATGTGTCTCGTGTGAATGGTTTACATTCAATACGATAGTATAAGACATATCTGGATTCATAGTAACAAATTCTTTGATATGATTTGGCAGTTTTAAGAAAAGTACCTGCACATCGTCCCGCATTTTAATAATATCATCTCCCATTATTTTCTAAACTTATCTAACATTTTTGCAACAAATTCGATATCCTCTTTACTAATATTGCGTGAAGCGTCAAACAAAACTTTGTATTCAGGATTTTTGTGAAGAAAGTCAGCAGCTTCTCTTGCGTCCTCGTCAAGGTAGTAGGTTGGCTGCTCTTGTGTTTCTGGCTTATCTTCTATTAAATCGGAACGGTTGCAATTAAATATTTCACACATTGAATCGACTTTATCCATTCGTGGTGTTTTTATCCCATTACACCAGTTATAGACAGAAGTTGTTCCAACACCCAATCGTTTTGATAATTCTAATTGCGTCATATTGTATTTACTAAGATAGTAACGTAATCTCTTCGAAAAGATAGCATTAAATTCTTCTACAGACATTATGTCCACCTCCTTGAAGTGAATTATACACTAAAAGTATTTGCGTAGCAACATAAAATATAAAATAATTTCACTTTAAGTGTTGACACACACTTAAAGTGATGGTATAATCGGGGTAAATTAGAAAAGGGAGGTTATAATGTGACAAAAAAACAAGTAACTAAATTGCAAATTTCACTTGCTGCTGCACGAGTTAATGCAGGACTAACGCAAGCGGAAGCGGCTGAGAAAGCGCACGTTAGCAATAAAACAATAAACAATTGGGAGAATGGGAAAGTATCCCCATCGTTTGCTAATGTAGAGCTTCTTTGTAGGATATATGGTATATCATCTGATTATATTTTTTTACCTACAAAATCCACTTAAAGTGATAGCAAGAAAGGAGGCTCCAATGAAAAGAAAATCGAATGAAAGAGAAATAAAAATACCAGTAAATACCATGGCAGATGAAGTGATAAGTCGTTTAGGATTTGTGCGAACTTCAAAAAGAGTAATGCCTGAGCCAACAAAAGAGGAAGCAGACAAAATGGCAGAGGTGCTACATTGGTTCTATCGAAATCACAGGGAGGAGATAGATATAATGGTAAGGATGCAAACGGCAAAAGAGAATAAAAGAGATATGGTTCTGGCAGTAGTTGTTTTGGGACTTATATGTGTTGCAATCATTGCGTTAGCTATATATCTTAGATTTTTTATATAGGTTTCCAAAAGCATGTAAAGATAAGCGTGAGAATGGAAGAAATACAGGCGACTATACTGAGAACTAGAGAAGTCCACCACTGAATCAGCTGAAATTTGTGGTTTTCGACATAGGTAATGCCACTAGGTGTAATGATTAAGTGTGTATCGCTATATAACTCATTACGTTTTTGGTTATAGGAATTAACATATTTTATGTAATCGTTATCACGAAGCCAATCACAAAGAT